TTTTCTAAAATAATTTTCTTGTTTGCTGCATCACCTGCCCCCACATCCGCATGTATAATAGCCGCTGACATGGATGCATCCAAACAAGAATAACCTACTTGCCACCACCACAGTGATCTAGTTAATGCAGTGCCTACTTGAGTCCAGGCTCCTTCAGCCGTAGTACCTAATGTTGTAGGTGTTCCGGATGACGTTGCGGATACTACTCCAAATGGAACCACAAGACTACCACATCGCACACTGTCAGGTCTTCTAGGTTGACCTAATAATGTAATACTGACGTTAAAAGCAGTAGTTGTAGTACTTTGCGCCCTAACTGCAACGCTGGACCCGCTAGGGATATAAAGCGGAAAATAATACCAGACACCCCCANAACCCAAACCGTACGGTGAACTATAACCACATAATAAATCAGGAATAACAACTTGATATGCGGTACCGCCGGCGTTATCCACACCTACATCCATCAATATATTTCTAATGGTGTTAGATGTTGCTCCATTGTTAGCGCATATACTTACACCATATACTTCTTGTGATACGTTAACACTAGATGCTACTTGTACCCAGTTACCTTTATTAGGCTGTGTGCCGGGTGTGACAGAAATCCCAAATCCAGTAGTCGTCGGTCTAGTGTTAGTAGTTGATGCGTATTGCCATTGAAAGTCTGCCCCCTGAGGTACATATAATGCCATATTATGTTACCTCCGTTAAACCATATTCCTCATTTAAGTGAACAACTTCACTTTCACTTATAGAGCCATTTAATTCCATAACATAATAATCATTATCAGGGGTCATAGATAAAATAGTCAGATCATATGCTAAAATATGACTAACTATACCCGTAATTGCGGTTGATGGGAATCTATACGTTGCCATAAATTACCTTAATTTGTATCTACCCATAGATCACCGATACTAGGTGATGCAGGTGGAGTTGTACCTACTGTAATATTGTAAGTAGTACCTATCGTTATCGTATTAGCATCTGTTCTTGTAACAGTTGCGAACTTACTTTGAATAAAGCTAACATTATCAACNGTAGAATCAGAACCAGAAAGAGTTACATTCGCACCATTTGCNACNGTNTNTGTAGCAATAGAATATGTTGTATTAGGTGTAGTTATAGNACCTGAACCCAATAAACTCGTACCGTTGATAGACTTAATATTAGTTTCTGAAACAAGTGTATCTTGTTTGCTACTAGGCTGTATTCCAGCCCAACTGGTCAAGTTAGCACTATAAGCTTGTACATTTGTGCCGATCGCTAAACCTAAATTAGTTCTAGCATTCGCAGCATCACTTGCCCCAGTACCACCATTCGTAATTGCAATATTGCCGGTTATAGAAACTGTATTGGCTGCTAAACTAATATTAGTGCCCGCAGACAATACCGCTTGCTTACCATCTAAAGTGGACTGTAAATTAGTAATAGCACCGATTGGGTGAGAATCTGCAGTTTCTCTACCCGTTAAGTTATTATGGGCTGTTGCACTTGTTGAGCTAGATGTAGGAGCTATCTTAGCTAAAATCTTTCTTACACCCGCAATTTGAATCTTAGCAGCATTTCCAGTGTACGTTGAACTGGTTCTTACTACGATTTGATACATGAACACTTGTTCAGCGAAGCTCAACCCATAATCAGTGAAGCTTTCGGCATATGCGTCGTCTACAGAAGTAAATAATGCCCTACCTAAAACTAGTTTAACTGGTCTTCTTACGTCATTAGTACAGACCATCCAATATGTAAAATAACTGCCCTCAGTTGCGTCAACTAATGTCCAAGTACCAGCGTTCAAGAAGTTGTAGCGTGCTAGTGATGTGCCTGCTATCCACGGCGATGTGCTGGCTGTAGTTGATGCGTATGTGCCTGCATTGATCAAATACATTACTTCTAATGAGGCGTTTGTTAATTGTTGTTCATAGTTATTAGTAGGTGTAGAACTATTAACAATAGTGTGAACTAAGTCTTCGTCTTGAATGACCAATGGTGAGCCTACACTTAATGCTACGTTAGCATCATCGTTTAATGTATAAGTTAATGCTCCGCCAGTACGCCAAATTGTACCTGCGTTGTTATGAGCATACGAGTGCCATGTAGTATCACGGGCTGATGTGTGTTTTTCGCTTCCGACAATCAATCCTTTACCATTTACAGCATCCCAATAGATATAAGCTACGTAAACGTTTTGCGTGAATGTTGGTGTTGATGCACCTTCTACTAATTGTAGAGTATTTGGATCAACGTAAATGAATCTAGAGCCCGTTGTGTTAGCAATAACCAGAGTTAAAGTAGTCGTTATTGTTTTCTTAACACCGTGATAATAGAAATCCCATGTACTACTGGTAGGTGTTACTGTCAACGTTCTCGTAGAATCGTCAAATGACAAAGTAGTAGCAGCAGGGTCTACGATACCAATCATGTCAGCAGTTATATTTGCTACTGCTGTTGTACTATTCAATACCGTAGCGTTAGCTGTAGTATCAACATACTGTTTGGTCGCTACTTGTAAATTAGATGTTGGATCAGCACCTACTGTAATATTACCTGCACTTACGTTACTTGTTACTGTTAAATTACCAGAGCTAATGTTGCCAGTTACAGTTAATGAAGTCAGAGTGCCAACACTTGTAATATTTGGTTGAGCGTTCGCTGTTACTGTTCCTGCAGTTGTTGCTGAACTTGCACTTGATACTGTTCCAGTTACGTTTGCACCGGCGATAGAACTCAAACCACTACCGTTGCCTGTAAATACACCTGTATTAGCAGTAAATGCTACTGCTGTTACTGTTCCATTTACACCCAAACTTGTTAGAGTACCGACTGAGGTTACGTTGGGTTGAGCATTGGTTGTTAACGTACCAGTTACATAATTAGCAGTTACTAAATTGCCTAAATTAGCATTCGCGGCAGTCACGTTACCTGTAAATACTCCAACCCCGGCCCCTAAATTACTTACGTTAGCATTACCAGTAGCCCTGAATGTACCTGTAACATTAGCACCAGTACCAGTCAATACTAAAATGTTAGCATTGCCGCTTACGGCTGCAGTAATATTACCATTGGTAGCAATTTCAATATTGGAAGTACCATTAGCTATATTTGAACTAGTACCAGTAGCTACCTCACCCCATGATAAATTACCAGCACCGTCTGTCTTTAAAACATAATTGGCAGTTCCGCCTGCTATATGCAAGTTAGATACATTACCTAGAGTGACATTACTGGTATTGGTGAAATTTACTGTACCGTTGCTAGTCAACCCGGTTAGCGTACCCAATGAAGTTATATTAGGTTGAGTTGCTGTAGCTAATGTCCCTGACAATAGTGTACCCGAAACATTACCTGCATTTACATTTCCAATAACTGTTAAGTTACTTAATTCACCTACACTTGTGATGTTAGGTTGTGCGTTTGTAGTTAACGTGCCTGTTAAGAAATTAGCAGTTAGATAGTTTACACCTACGATGTTACCACCGGTTCCAGATCCTGTTTGAATGTTACCTGTAACAGTTAAATCGGTTAATGTGCCTACACTTGTGATATTAGGTTGAGCGTTAGTTGTAACTGTTCCTGCAGTAGTAGCTGAATTGGCTGTCGTTGCTGATCCGGTCAATGTGCCTACAAATGATGTACTAGTGACGCTGGTCAAACCTGCAACAGTTGTAGTAGTTGCACCTAATGTGAGTGAAGTGTTACCTAATGTTAAACTAGCATTAGCCAATCTTGCTTGAGCTAATGTACCTGAGCTAATATTACTTGCGTTGAGTGTGGTTAAGCCTGCACCATTGCCAGTAAATGAACCTGTATTGGCTGTAACATTTGCTGCTATAACATTACCATTAACATTTAAACCAGTCAACGTGCCCAAACTAGTGATAGTAGGTTGCGCAGCATTGACACTAAATTCCGTGCCAGTTAATGTTAAGCCTGCACCAGCTGTGTAAGTACCTGCTCCTGAGAACTGAGCAAATACAACAGGGCTAGTGCCTACGGTAGTAATTGTTTCTGTTTGTACCCAACCGGTGTTTTCATATAACGTACCACCTGTTACGAACGTAAAGTCGCCTCCCGCCATTTCAGCAAGAGTGTCATAATCTTCTGCTCTTGTTAATATCGTTGAACTAGTTCTAACATAGATACCGTTATGCGCAGCATTAGCCTCATTCTTAACAAGAATTCGCATACCGTTGGTTAACGTTACACCGTCAATCGTTGTGTATGAACCCGTAGTGGTTAATGTTGCTCCGACACCATCGGTTCCGTTATTATAAGATACTGTTCCACCTGACAGTATCGCTAATGTATTAGGTGTTGCAGCTTGGGAAGGTTCATGTATGTGAAGCCCTTCTGCCACTGCGTCTACATAACCTTTAGTAGCGGCATCCGTTGCATTAACTGGTTCAGCTAAGTTGTTAATATAGAAATTACCCATACTAACGTTACCACCGAATTGACCAGTGCCAGTCGCTATAAGTTTATTTGTGCCTATATTTCCGACGTTTGCGTTACCGGATACATTCAATGCCGTAAGAGTACCTACGCTCGTTATGTTGGGTTGCGAACTCGTAGTCAATGTGCCAGTAAAGAAATTAGCATTCGCGGTGTTACCTAGATTAGCATTATTAGCAGTTATGACACCTGTTATTATAAAATCATTACCTGAGGCTGTTAGAACAGAATCTCCCAAATAAATCGTACTATTTGAAAGATATAAATCTTTGAAGCGGTTTGTGTTATTACCTAAATTATAGATTACGTTAGCGTTCGGAATTATGTTCCCGCCCACAGTCAATCCGGCTAGTGTTCCTACGCTAGTAATATTGGGTTGAGCATTAGTAGTAACAGTGCTCGCTGTTGTTGCGCTACCTGATGTTCCGGCGCTTGTTGCATATGTAGCATATGTAGCATTGGCTACAGTACCGGTGACATTACCGCCGGGAATATTTGTTAATCCTGCTGCGTTGCCGGTAAAGGTACCGGTATTTGCCGTTATGTTTGATGCGGTAACTGATTGTGAAATTTCAACGCGGGGGACAGATAAAATACCAGTTGTCTTGTTAAATGTAAATGCCGTGTTTCCACCGAACACACCATCGTCGTTAAACTGAACTGTAGTGTTGACACCTCCCGGAATTCCATTCCCAGTTCCGCCCTCAGCCCATGATAGGTTTCCGGTACCGTCTGTTTGTAATACATACCCCGGGGATCCTCCCGAAATTTTAACGTTAGATACTGTGCCCAAGTCTGAGTAGAGTGACGAAAAACTATCAATGACTAGATTATTATTAACAGAATAATACGCTAACGAATTGCTACCTGTTACGATTCCGTCATTACTTCTAAAAAGAATTTGATTAGGTGAGGCGTTTACGACTCCGTCAACCTCTACCAAAACACCGTTAACTTCTAATGCACCGTCAATTTCTATGGGTACAGAATATAACCCTTGAAAGTTAGCTTGGACAGTATATGATTGACCAGTTGCGATATAGGTTGGCATTATAGCCACAGAATTTCCTATACCACCTCCATTGCTTATATCACTGAATGATAGATTACCGTTACCATCTGTAATCAGAGCCTGTCCATTACTACCACCCGTGATGGTAAGATTAGAGACAGGACCTAAGTTACTTTTACCAGATACAAAAAGATTAGCTGCGGTAATGCCACCATTTGCATCAATGATGACATTACCGTTAACTAATCCAAATCCGCCGGGCGAATTTAACGACTTAAGAGCCATTTAGAGAACCTTATACTGTGTTGTCCAAACTGTTGAGTTACCGCTTGCAGGAGTTACCTGTAGTCTTAGTGAACTACCGACTACATTAACTGCAAACGATCCGATGTAACCACCTAGACTTACAGTACCAAATGTAGCGTAATCTACGTTGATTCCATCAGTTACAGCCTGAACAGTTGCTACAGTATATTTACCCCCTGCTGAATCAATGCCTTTAATAAAGAACTGTACGCCAGTTATACCTGTTATTGGTATACTAGAAACTGTTTGGTTAGCACTTACTGTCGTAGTAGTGAGTGTTCCCCACGTAGTTGTGGTGTTACCCAAAACAACAGCATTAGAGATGTTAGCGTCACCGGTAACACCTAATACATTTGTAGTTGGGTTAAATGTTAGGTTCGCGCTAGCGTTGAAGTCGCTATCCGTATTGAATTGAATTTGATTGTTGCTTCCTGCTGCTGTTTGGAATACCCAAGGAGCGCCGTTAGCATACATCAAGTTGTCAGTACGCAAGTTACCTACGTTAGCAGTATTAGCAACCGACAACCAGCTATCCATGGTGACGTTGCCGTCAAAGTTAGCTGTGTTGCCTTGTAATTCTAAGTTAACTGTTAGATTATTCGTAACTGTATTGCTTGCTACGTTAACGTAGTTTGCAGTTGCCAAATTACCTAGGTTAGCATTAAGAGCTTTGATATTGCCACTGAAGTTAGCAGTATTACCTGATAGCTCTAAATTAACGGTTGCGTTATTAACTGTGATGTTACCACTAAAGTTAGCAGAACTGCCAGTAATAGCGTTGTTTACTGTTAACGCATTAGTAATTGTTGTGCCGGATACGTTAGCATTAGAAGCAAATAATGTAGAGTTTGCAGTAATATTGCCTGCTATAACATTACCTGTTGCACTTACATTACCGCTCGTCGTCAAGTTTGCGCCAGATACGTTTGCATTAGAAGCGAGATTCTGATTGACGAAAATGTTACCACCGACAGTTAAGTTACCGTCAACGTTAGCAATATTACTAATACTCAATGCATTAGCAGATACGTTACCGGTTACCGTTAAGCTAGTACCAGTAGCAGCATCAATGTTCGGTGTTGTTAGTTGTGCGCTTGCCTTAACAACAATGTTACCGTCAACAATAGCAGTTGTAATTCCGTCAACGTTTGCCGATATTACAGTACCTGTTACACTAATACCTGATCCTGCAGTATAAGTACCTGCACCTGAGAACTGTTGCCAAACGATCGGATCAGTACCGATTACGTTAACTGTAGCAGTCTGAACCCAGCCAGTTGATGCTTGAGTGTCGCCCTCAACAACGAATACGAAGTCACCGCCTTCAACTTCAGGATCGCTATCAAATAATGGGTCGCGTGTTAGAACAGTATTAGCTGTTAAGTAATAGATACCATTATGTGCTGCATTGGCTTCGTTCTTAACGAGAACTCTACCGCCTGCATCCGGATCCATTGTGGGGTTAGTCGTTAGAGTGACACCGTCTATTAATAAGAAGTTACCAGAAGATGTTGTTAATGTTGCGCCTACGCCTGCATTACCGTTATTATAAGTAATTGTTCCACCAGTTACTGATGCCAATGTGCCTGTTGTAGCTGCATCAACACCTTCTTGTACGTGTAGACCCTGAGCAACAACTGTATCAACATAGTATTTTGTAGCTGCATCTTGATTATTAATTGGATCTGCTAGTTCTGTAATTCTCTTAGAGGATACATCTATTATACCGTTACCAGTAGGTGCTAGAATAATATTATTGTCAGAACCTACTGCACTAATTGTAATATTGCCTACTGCAGCGTTGATTGTGGCTGTTGTTAAACTACCAACTAATGCGTCACCCGAAATGTTTGCGTTTGCTGCATTTACAAATCCATTCGCAGTAACATTACCATTTGATAGAACGTTACCGGAAGTAGTATGAATTTCTCCTACTACATACAAACCTGTACTAGCAAATGACGCTACGTTTTGTGTACCGGCTATGGAAATTTCTACGTTAGCATTACCATACACTTTAACATCACTATTGCCATTAGCTAATGCACCAATAAGATTGTCAGCAGAAATATTGCCTACAACAGTTAAATCATTTGCGACGTTAATGTAGTTTGCTGTAGCTAAGTTACCTAAGTTAGCATTTAGTGATTTGATATTGCCACTAAAGTTAGCAGTATTACCTGATAGTTCTAAGTTAACAGTTAAGTTATTTGTGACTGTATTGCTTGCTACGTTAACGTAATTTGCTGTAGCTAGGTTGCCCAAACTAGCATTTAGTGCTGTTAGATTACCGCTGAAATTAGCTACATTACCGTTGATAGCTTGAGATACATTTACATAATTAGCGGTTGCTAAATTACCTAAAGCAGCATTTAGTGCTGATATATTACCGCTAAAGTTTGCTGTGTTACCAGATAATTCTAAGTTAACTGTTAAGTTAGGAGCAGTTACATTACCGCTGAAGCTACCTACATTACCATTTATTGTCTGAGAAACGTTAACATAATTAGCGGTTACTAAGTTTCCACCACTTACGTTACCTGCTGTTACATTACCTGTGACAGCTAAACTTGTGAGTGTGCCGACACTAGTGATATTCGGTTGAGCATTGTCTGTTACTGTGCCTGCAGTTACTGCTGCGCCAGCGTTTACCGCATACGTAGCATTGGCAACCGTACCAGTAACGTTAGCACCTGTTAAGTTGGTTAAACCAGCACCATTACCAGTAAAGACACCGGTGTTTGCTGTAATGTTAGCAGCAGTAATATTACCGTTAACTGCCAATCCAGTTAATGTACCTACACTTGTAATATTTGGTTGAGCATTTATAGTGACATTACCTGCATATGCCGCATAGTTAGCATTTGTGATGTTACCGGCAATGTTACCAGTAATATTACCACCGGGTATGTTTGTTAGTCCTGCAGCGTTACCGTAGAATGCACCTGTGTTAGCAATGATATTCGGTGCTGTAATGTTACCGCTTACGCCTAAGCTAGTTAATGTACCAACACTAGTAACATTGGGTTGTGCCGCTGTAGTTAATGTACCTGTTACGTTAGTAAAGACACCATTCGTTGCGCCAATATTACCGACGTTTGCATTACCTGTAACATTTAAACTACCACCTGTAGATAAATTTCCACCGCTTACATTGCCGGTAGCTACTACAGCACCGCCTGTCGTAATATTACCACCGCTTACGTTGCCTGTTGCAGTTACTGTACCACCAGTAGACAGATTACCTGCGCTAGCATTACCAGTAACAGAAAGAGAACTTAATGTGCCAACACTCGTTATGTTGGGTTGAGCACTAGTTGTTAGTGTACCTGTTACTAAAGTAAAGACGGCATTGTTGGCCCCTATATTACCAACGTTCGCATTACCTGTTACATTTAATGAGCCTAGTGTACCAACGCTCGTAATATTAGGTTGCGCACTAGTTGTTAACGTGCCTTGCAAGTAGTTAGCAGATACTAAGTTTCCACCTGAGACATTACCGGCACTTACGTTACCGTTAACAGTTAATAAGTTTGTACTAGGATTGAATGTAAAATTAGCACTAGCAGCAAAATTATTATTGGTGTTAAATTGAATCTGATTATTAGTACCTGCTGCTTCCTGCATGTCCCATGGAGTACCGTTGCTGTAATATAAATTATCAACAAAGATACCCCACGTTGAGGTTGAATTTGATATTACTAGGTTACCCGAGAATGACGCATTATAAGAAGTAATGTCACCATTACTTAATATAATCGGATTGGGTATTTCGCCTACTGAGAAACCTGCGACTGAATTTAGGGGTTTAATAGCCATTTTAATTTTCCTGTACTGATTTTAATATTTATCTTTAGTTATCCGCAAACACCGTGATGAGCATCTTATATGTCACGGGATTTGAAGTATTTGGTGTTACTTTTAACTGTAACGACGGTGGTGTAATGATGTTGCCTGCTTCGTATTCAACTTCAAAATTACCAACTCCACCGTTAATAAACATAGTTGCGTATTCTGAGAATTGAACAGTGCCGTTGTAGTACAACGAACTAATCTTACATGAATGTCTACTGGGTCCTGCAGGTTCTGTTGCAATGATATCAAATTCTACACCTGATAATCCAGTGACGGGTACGCTATACAACACTTGACCTGTACCCATACTTGCTGTTGTAGCGAAATAAACTTCGGATGTTGACCAACGATAGACGCCTGCTCCTAGTTGCAATGTATTAGCAACTAAGTTTCCACCAATTTGAACAGTATTCGTGTAGTCATTGAATGTGAAATATGGGCTAGCACCAAATAGACCATTATTATTATATTGAATTTGAGTGTTTGAACCAGCCGGATAGCTATTGCCACCGCCACCGCCACCGGGTGCTGCCCAACTTAAGTTGCCTGCACCATCGGTCGCTAACACATAACCGTTCACGCCGCCTGTTATATGAATGTTAGAAATAGTACCCAAAGTAATATTCGGGCTACCGATAGTATTGATATTACCTGTTACTCGTAATCTTGAACCAGATTGAATATTTAAGTTACCTGCTACGGTTACATTACTCACAAAGTAACCATTGCCCGCGTTAATATTTGATGATAGACTAATATTACCTGCTAATATATTTCCTGAAGTCTCTATATCACCAAAAGTTATTACATTGCCGTCAACGTTTAGGAATTCTAAGTTCCCCAACGATGTTATATTTGCTTGATTACTTTGTCTAACATAATTAGCTACGTCAGTTGTAATATTTGATAATAAACCACCGTCACCTATAAAATAATCTGCGGATAAATTTCCGTTAGCTGCAAAACTACCACCTAATGCTAAGTTACCAGAAAGTTCTATGTTACCTGATACAGCAACATTACCTATGATATTAACTGTGTCATCGCTGGTGTCCCCTGCAGTGATGTTTTCAACACGCAAGGTATTAGTGATTTTATCATAAGTAAAACCAGAATCGCCGCCAAAAGCGCCGCCGTCGTTAAATTGAACTTGTGTGTTAGCTCCACCGGGAGTACCGTTGCCACCACCACCGCCCCCTGCTGCCCAGCTTAAATTACCCGTACCGTCAGTTTGTAAGAAATATCCGTTGTCTCCACCTGATATTTTTAGTTTGCTTACATCACCTAAGCTTAGAAACGTTCCGTTCCATGTAACATCAGGAATACCACCAAACTGTCCATTGTTATTAAATTGTAATTGTGTGTTTGATCCAGCTGCTGCAGTAGATAAAGGTTGACCGTTGCCCCAAAAATATTGATTTGCGTATACATTGGCAACAATGATATTACCGTTGCTGACAACATTAGCAACTACGTTACCGTTCGCATCAATAACGGGAATAGGAGGTATACCAACTGAGTAACCACCTAATGAATTGAAAGTTTCTGCCATATTTTAGTCCAGTAGTTTATTCTATTTATCAAAAACCGTGCCCAAAACAGTTGAAAAAAGCACCGTGTGTATCTTTTTTCTAAATACTATATGTTAGACAGACAACCAACTAGACCTAGATGCACAAACTGTAAGCTTTCGTTAGCTAAACCTAATGGTAAAAGTAAACTAGGGTTTCAAAAATGGCACAAATACTGCGTTGAATGCTCAAAAGCAATATACAACGAAAAATATAAACACTTACAGGCAAAGAAAAATGCGTGTGATGAGTGCGGTTTTGTTGCAGTAGATCGTTGTCAATTAGATTTGATATACAAAGATGGAAACTCAAAAAACAAAAAGAGTTCTAACTTGAGAACTCTTTGTGCCAATTGCGGCAGGCTTCATCGTAAAAAGAATCGTGTCAATAAAAAGTCAATTCTTAATATGACAGTTGATATGGATATAAGAATTTAACCCTTAAGAGACACTATCTTCTCACAAAGTTGGCGTAATTGTTTTATATCAGTTAAAATAGCAGCTAATTCTTTGGCAACGTCTGCATTTTTACATTCACATACTTCTTTGCCATTGTTGTCTTTGATTTCTTTTCCTGAAACTTTAAAGGGACCAGTAAACTGATCAAATTTAGTTCCGTACTTAGATTCATTTAGAATGCCTGAATTATATTGCAGTGTTTTGATGAAGTCCATAATATGTATTTATCAAATCTTTAGTTCGCCTCGCTCAATAAGTTTTTGCTTATTGAATTCGTGCATTTCTTTTAATATTTCTTTATTTTCACCCTGATACTTAACCGCATAATTGTTTTCAATCATCCAATTATTTAAGTTTGTACCATCTTGTAACACTATGATACCCAATATTCTACCATACTTGTCTTCATTGTTATTGAATTCAGTGGTTTGAATAACTTGATAGCTATTTTCAGGAAGCTTTTCTATCAAACGTTTTTTAGCTAACAGTGCCATTTCTTTTTCAACTTTATCAGATGATCTAGTTTCTAGCGTGTCAATACCAGTTAATCTAATATGTTGATTAGCTAGTGTGACATAGAAGCCCAAATCAATATCAACGACAACTGAGTCACCGTCAATTACTTTAACGATTTTACATTTATAGGTATACATTTTAATTCTTTCATCATTAAAACAAAAAGGGGACAATAGTCCCCAGTTTGCCTCCCCATCCCGTTGGGTTGATATAGTTATTTATCTTTTATCTTTACAGTTGTCTCCGTGCCACCTTGCGTAACCATTTACAGCAACTAGTTTATTACAATGTGGACAGAGTTTCTTTTCACGCTTTAATCCCAAATTGGCTAGTCTTCGTTTTTCATTGGTCTCCTCTGAATATGTTCGAAGTTTTGCTTTTTCTCTAATCTTTTCTATAGTTTCCTGTGAATGATTTTTTCCAAACATGTTATTGTTCTCACCTTGTTTGGCTAATGACATTTTTGCTTTCCATTCGTTTGAAAATTTTTCTCTTTTTACTCCTGTTTTAGCTATACTTATTTTGTTACCTATCCCTGGCAGTTTTGCAGGATTTTTGCTACCTTTAACTCTTTCACTTCTACCTTTACGAACACTTTCACTTACAGTTTTTCCGTACATAGGATTATTTTCGCCGCGTACTCGTTCGCTTTGTAGCCTTGAGTATTCTTCTTTCAAATTACGATAAACCCTCGAGGTAATCTTTGTATCGTAACGTTGTTGGTTTTTGTTTTCAGCCTTCATAATACGAATAGCATTCAACATTTTCCAATGTGCTTCACCTTCTTTGTATATCTTGGTGAGCAACCAATGGCATATAAAATGCTCTCTCGCTGTTAGTGAAGTCAAATTGTCGGGGGTGTTAAGTCCGCCCAATGATTGAGGGATTATGTGATGTTTTTCAGTGTACGAATCTAACTGTCTAGTTTGACCTCTACTAGTAATTAGTTGATACCATTTTTCATATTTGTTCATGTATATATTTAGTATGTTAGTCAGTTCAATATATCATACTATTTAAAAATGACCAATAAAAAAGGGCACCGAAGTGCCCTTTTTTTGTTATAACTTACTTGAAATGTTTCGCGTAAGTTATTGATTTTTATTGGAACGATAAATTTTGCACGGCAATTTCCCCGACGTAATCGGCGGCATTGCCAAATGAACTTGCGGTATTCGTTAATTCTATGTAGCCATATCTGGTCATAAATGATACGACTGGTTCGAATGTTGTTGGATCTAGAACAACACCACTGCTCATTAGAGGAATATATGGGCAGTAGAATGCTGCAGCGTCAGTTTCGCTTGAACCCTTATAGCCAACCAATACAGGTGTTGTATCAGGAGCATAAGAGTCTACGAATACGCGCATTGCGCCGTTTAGTGTACCAACGAACTTGGTGTTTGTTGGTGCTTCGAATGTACCTTCTGTTGTACGTGCAAAAGCAGAAGTTGTAGCAGACTGAAGAACTGTTAGAGCGGCTGAAGAAACAACTGCCCAGTTACCAGCGCCACGACGAGTGCGTTGAGCGATCAAGTTAGCAACACGGTTGATTAAAACTGCTAGAGCAGCGTGTTCGTCACCAACGTATGTAGCTGTACCAGAAACTGTTGCCTGATTGTATGTGAACTCTGTGCTTGCTAGAGTACGTAGTGACAATAGGATTTCTTGGTCAATTTCAGCAGTGATTTCTTGTGCTAGAGCAGCCATAATTTCTGCTTCAACGTCGATACCATGCTGTGCTTGTGCGTCTTGAGCGGCTTCGAATGTCCAGCGAGCTTGTAACTTACGGCTCTTGGCTTCGACTGCTTGACGTAGAATCTGAACGCTGATCTGACGACCACCGTTGCCTTCTAGGCTAGCTGTGTCTGCACCGGTGTAAGCAGTAGCTGTATCACCAGCAACGCCACTTGGCTGACGAGAATAAGCCTGAGCGATCTTGAATGGGCTTAGTGCTTCTTCACCAGCTGTTACGCTTGTTTGTGCTGCGCTGTTGTCTGTTAGCTTGTTAGCATAACGGACGCGTAGTGTGTGAATCTGACCGACAGGACCGGTCATTGGCTGAACACCAACCAACTCGTTAGCAATAACTGTTGGCATTACACGACGGATAACTGGAAGAATAACGCGATTTAGAGTAGCGATATTACCAGCTGTAGTTGTACCAGCTGCGGATTCAGCTAGTAGCTGCTTCTTGGTGTTTTCTAGAATAACACCCATTGTTGAACGGCGAGTGCCTTTTAAGCCTTCTAACAGGGCCTCTTTGGTCTCGTCCCAACGGCTTTCTAAGAGTACTTTTGACATGTTAAATTTTCTCCTATTTTAATGTCTGTTTTTAATTAAGCCCTGCCAGACGCTTGATAGCGATGACGTTATCACGTTCTTCACTGTCGGCTTCTTTTTTGGCAGATTTATCACCAGTAACTTCACTAATCATTTTAGATTCTGCAATTACCTGCTTAGTTGCTGCAGGAGCTACAGTACCATTGTTTAGGACTGCTGGTAGATACTTATCGAAAGTGGCTTTTAATTTTGGTGTTTGCACACTTTCTAGTAAAGTCTTCATTACTTGTGCCTTTTCTTCGTTTAATGGTGATAGTAAATCACTCATTAGTTTTTCACGTTGATTAGACTCTTTGATAATGCGAACTTCACGATCCTTACTTTCTACTAACTTTTGAGCCTTAGCCAATTTGTCAGCAGATTCAGCTAGACGCTGTTCCATTTGTCTGATTTGTCCGAATAGCTTACGTGTTTCTGCCTTCTCATTTAGATGAGTAACAGAGAACTCGCTTGCAAAGGCTTCGAACAACTTACGACCAAAATTGTTTTCGCGTGCTGCTTTAATGTCTTCCTTAAGCTGAGATAGTTCACCTTTGAGATGTTTAGTAACAGCTTCGTTCATCTTCTTGGCGCTTTCAGCAACGAAACGCTGCTTCAATTGTTCAAGTTGTTTACGACCTTCAGCAACTAACTTAACCTTAGCCTCGACAACTGCTTTCTTGTCCTGTGTGAATTCTTTAATTTCACGGGCAAGAGCATGTACAACGAATTGTTGTAGTTTTTCTTGGCTTTCCATTTGAGCTTTGCGATCACTGCGTAACTCTTTGATTTCTTCAGCCAATTTTTGAACCATGAAATCATTGAATTTTGTTGCATTCTCGCGTAACTGCATTTGGGCTTTGACACGGTCTTCGTTCATTGCTTTTCTTTCTTCGTAGAAATCACTGATTTCACTAGAAAGACTTTCTGTTACCATCTTATCAAGGGCTTCTACCATCACGCTTCGATCATGTTCATAGCGTTGTGCGAACTCCTCACGAAGTTCAGCACGAACTTGTTCACGGGCTTCATTAAGTTTACCTTCCCAAGCTTCATTGAGTTCTTGGGCGATATCCTCTTTGATTAGTCCGCTTTCAAGTAATGGTTTGATAGCATCAAACATGCTGTGTTCCCCTTTATTTGATTTTGAGATCCTTGATGAGGCGCTTTACTTCCTCAGCCAAATATCTCTGTACTTTTGTATTGCTTTGCGCATCTTTAGCAATATCCATCAATCTATGACCATGACGCATATTCATCATGCCTTCATAAATTGCTTTAGGATAAGCGTTAGGAGCACTAGGCTGTGCTACGATATCTACAGTGATTATTTCGAAATCACTGACACGGCCATCTAGATCGTTAACGTTACCGCTGCCTCTACTAGATACGCCAAGTTTTACACCACTCTCCAACATAGTCTTAACTAACTGACCCATTGGAGTTGGTAGAATCTTTAATTTGCCAAAACCATTTGCTCCGTCCATCCACATCTGAGTAATCATATGTGATACGCGGTCTAAATTGATTTTGAGGTCATCAGGGTGATCGACTTCACCGAGCACTGAGTAACCTTCCTGGATTTGTTTATTGAGCGTTGATACGGCATTTTCGATTTCAGAAACGGGGTAAACACGCTCATTGGCGTTCTTTACCCCACCCTGAATGAAGATACCCTTCATATAAAGGGTCTTCAAATCGTCATTGCCTTCCTTAACGGATTCAACCACCATACTAGCGCGGTCGAACGTTAAGTGCTCCTTGAGATACAAAGCCATTGCTCCCAGATTACTTAGCTACTGGACTCTTGGTATTGACACCGCTAGCCTGTGACTTAACAGGGGCGGGGGCTTTACCTAAGTCTTGTGATGCTTGTGCAGGTGCGTTCTTAAACTTACCTGCTCCCTTTACTTGAGTTTCACCCTTTGCATAAGCATTAGATGGACCCTTTGGTGCAGTTGGAACTGACTCAGCAGCACCTGCGAATTTTACAGGCTTGCTATCCATTCCAGCTTGACCACTGTTCTGTAGTGTTGGGCTCTTTGTTTGTGCGCCATTGTCACCACCGATCTTTGAGCCATATAGTCCTGGAACGTTCTTTAGTTGAACAGCTTCCATAACTTCTTCTTCGTCGCCCATTTCTTCGTCATCGGCAGCAACTTCTTCGTCGCCCATTTCTTCTTCACCGCCAAACTCATCACCGGCTTCTTCACCTTCTTCGCCGCCCATTAGGGACTCGAATTCTGCCATGAGTTGGTCTAGTTTGTCTTCTAGGTCAACGACGCGGTCTTCTAATTCTTCTTCGCCGCCCATTTCTTCGTCACCCATTTCTTCGTCGCCGGCGTCAAGGTCAAATACTTCTTCCTCTTCGCCTTCTTCGTCACCGACTAGTTCTTCATCTTCTTCAGTCATGCCAGATTCTTCGGCATTGATTTCGTCTAGTAGGTCACCGACTTGACCGCCCATACCTTCTTCCATGTCTTCGTCGCCCATCATTTCTTCGTCCATGATAGACTCATAAATTTCGCGGCTCTTTTCAACTACGATTTCGTGGAATAGTTCACGGGCTTGTTCTTCATTCTCATTGATGATCAGATCAATGAGTTGTTCAAATTTTTTGTTGTCCATTGTGAGATTCTCCTGGTTAATGGCTTTGTAAATTTATTTATATGGTATGATGGAAAAGTGCGTTATAAGTATGTATTTTTCGCACTTTTGGTAGTGATATAGCCAAAATGGTCAATTTTGACTACGATTTGATGGGTTATAGTGTGGGAGTTTGTTCTTCAGCAGGTTTAGCACCGTATTGTTTCTGCACCTTTTTCAACACTTGCTTTTTTTCGTAGGCCCTTACATCAAGCATTCTACGTAATTTTCGTAATTGTTTTAATGTAAGTTTAGTCTTACGAGAAGTTCTCCACACTGGTTTACTATTGTCCTTATCGACATCTTGGTAACCATTAATCGGTGGATCAAACATCTCATTAAGTATCATTTTAAAAATCCTCGCAATGTATTTATGCTACTGGTGCTCCAGCACCGGCGACGGGTGCACCGGGCGCTGATGATACTGGACCTGCAACTTCGGGTGCCGTCATTGCTTCTTCGCCTTCAGGTGGAGTTTCTAACTCTTCACCTGTTTCTAAGTCAGTTTCTATGTCGCCGACGCTAACACCAATGTTACGAAGGTCAGATCCCTTAGGTTCTTCTGTAAGATCAGTATCATGTTCTTCGCGCCACAATTTCTCGTTCTTGGCAATTTCTTCTTCGGTAAGACCCAAGAACCTTTCAAGAGCAAAACGTTTAGAAATATAAGGGAACGCTTCCATCGTACTGAATGTGCTGACTCTTGCGGTATCT